ATGTCTATTGAAAATACCGATATAGCCGAACAAACAACTGGCAAGGATTCAGTTGTACTTGGACATGCAGAAGCGCCGGCAGTACATTCTATTGCAATTGGTGCATCATCCCGAAATTCTAAAACAATCAGTGAAGCGGCCATTGCTATTGGACAAAATCAACTTGCGGGTAAACAGGGTGATACTAAGGTCGTTTGGCCTATTGCGATTGGTGCCGATTCCGTATCCAGTGGCTTGGCTTCTATCGCTTTGGGGCAAAAGGTGACCGCGAGTGCGGCTCAGGCTGTGGCGATTGGGCAACACTCCTCTGCAACAGAACAAGGGAGTATTGCATTAGGTGCAGATTCTATTGCTAATAAACCAAATGTTGTCTCTGTAGGAAAAACGGGTCACGAGCGTAAGATTATACATGTTGCTGCTGGGGATATTTCAAATCATAGTACTGAGGCGGTTAATGGTCAGCAATTATATGCTGAATCGACAAGAGTTGATATATTATTAGATGCAAAGAATAAAGAATTGGCAGAAAAGATTGAATCTCTGGAAAGTGATATAACCAATCTTACTCTGTTGGTTCAGAATAGTGTGGATGATGTTGCATTATTGAAGAAACGACTGCTTGAAGCATTGAATTATTAATATCGGTTGGGTGCTATTTCATATATTCTCGGCTATATATACCCAATAGGCCGAGAATATGTGATAAATAATTTATTGGCAGGATTCTTATTTGTCGATTGCTTATTTCTTTCCCTTTAAAATCGGATCTTTTAGTCTAATACTAATATACCCGTTCTTTCAAGTTGCCTCTTTGTTGGCTGCACTCGCTCACCCTGGTCACAGAGTTATCTATGCTCCTGGGGATGAGTTTATTTGCCGCCGCGCTGCAATTTGAAATCTATTGGGTATAAAAGCCAGCTCAAAAACTGGCTTTTCACGCATCGGTTAAAACGTAGGCTTACAGAAAACGAGGCGTTGACAGGTAGATAACAACGCTATGAACGTTTGATATGAAAGATGTAACAGATTTCATGATGAACTCTCTTTATTGGTAAAATGTGATTTGTTTCACGAAAATCTAAATTCTGGCGGCGATTTTAATCAGAAAAACTTCAGAGTCAAGCAGTTTTTAAAAAATATTTTAAACATTAAAATATTTTTGTGTTGAGTGCTTTAGGTGACAGAGTGAACGTATCTTGAAGAGAGATGATGCTGAGTGGGCCAGATTGGTATTGAAATATGTCAAAACTTGCGGCGTCGTCATGTTGCTACTTTTGGCATAGGAGTACATGCTGATTATCAGGGGCAGAGTATTGGTAGTGAATTAATAAAAGCTATGCTCGACATGTGTGATAATTGGTTGAATGTCGAACGCATAGAACTGGAAGTATATACAGACAATGATGTGGCTATTACATTATATAAAAATTTTGGGTTTGAGATTGAAGGAACAGCTAAACGTTATGCTTTTCGTCATGGTCGATATACTGATGCCTATTACATGAGCAGGATTTCCGATATTAATGGTCAATGCCAATCTACATTAGAGAACTAATTGACTTGAGACGTCATTTAATATTTTAGCTAGTGACAAAAGTATTGATAAAGCTCTGGCTATTTAGTCAGCGCTTTGAACTAATAAAAGATCATGCAAAAAATAGGAAGTGAGCTTTCTACTATGTCAAAAATACCTCTACGCTATAATGGGTCTATTTTTATTCCTTTTGATATATTAATAGGAGTATGGGGGGAAATAGAAAGAGAATAAGAGTTATTTTTAGGTGTTGAATTATTTATTACTGCGAATAATATAAAAATAGTCAACACTCTAAGTTAGAATAAAAGTTTATTATTGTTTTTTTGAGTTAGACTTTGATTTATGCGAATTGTGATAAATCATCTTTACAATAATTTAATGTATTAATTATAAAATAATGTTATTTAATTTAAGGGGAATATATGAGTTCCAAGAATGATTTTAAAGCTTTTTCTATTAAAAATGGTGCCAATGTGCCGAGTCAATATGACTATGAAAGTAGATCAGAGTTGCAGAATGGATTTGATGCAGGAAAACAACCCGATATTCACGTGTTAAATAAAGTATTGCGTCAGTCGTCAGCCATATCATCCGCTGTAGCTAATTTTATTGCGATACAAACTGGCGATGATGTTTTGGATGATGGTGATATAACCAAACTTATTACACAATTAAATGAAGCGTTAGAACAAAAGATTAAAACAGAAGTACCTGATGCCTCATTAACACAAAAAGGTGTTGTTCAGCTTACTGATATAATGGGTAATAGTGACACATTAGCAGTGACGCAAAAACTGTTTCAGGAAACTATCAATTTATTGCTTAACAATATTAATAACAGAGTACCGAATAGCCGGAAAATAAATGGCAAGGAGTTGATCAAGGATATCAATCTAAGCGCTGCGGATATGGGAGCATATAGCAAAGCAGAAGTCGATTATTATATTAATAACAGAGTACCGAATAGTCGGAAAGTAAATGGCAAGGAGTTGATCAAGGATATCAATCTAAGCGCTGCGGATGTGGGAGCGTATAACAAAGCAGAAGTCGATTACCATATTAATGGCAGAGTACCTAATAACCGGAAAGTCAACGGAAAAATGTTGACTGAAGATATTGAATTTTCAGCGATTGATGTCGGCGCTAAACGGACGGGTGATATCTATTTATCTGCGCATCCAGCATCGGATTTGGCAAAAGGGGAATATATTGCGAATGGTGATATTTACGCGATTAATTCGAATATCGGTAGAGTATTAAATAGTTTATCAGCGGAATATAAGAAGGCATGGAGAATTAAACAGAGTGATGGAAAAATTAACCTCCCTAATCTGTTTGTTAATGGACGAGGAGTATTTATGCGTGCCGGCTTGCAACCTGGTGTGATACAGGAAGATGCGATTAGAAATATTCAAGGTGAACTAGGATGGTGGTCGACTGCACTCTTTTCCCGTGTCAGTGGAGCATTTTATGGTGTTAAGGCAAGTAATAATACAAGCGCTAATCATAAGAATATACCTGATCAATATTCAATATTCTCACATGCCATTTTTGATACATCAAAGGTAGTACCAACGGCAAGCGAAAATCGCCCACTAAACGTCGGTATGGTACCTGTAATTTATTTAGGGGTATAAAACAATGAAAAATTATTATTTTGATGACACGAAACAGCATCACCCTTTCATTGGTTCTACTTATGCAAATATTGGTAGTGAACCGCCCATAAATGCTCTGAGAGTAGAGCCAGACTTTAAAGATGGATTTTGGCCGTGTGAAAAATCAGGGCAATGGATACTTGTCGAAAATAAAAAGGGGAGCACGATTTACGATATTGAATCAGGACAATCACAGAAAAATAAAGAAGTCATTATTCCCGATGGCTTTACAGAACAGCCTTGTCCATCACGCTATCATAAGTGGGATGGTAAATGGGTGATTAGTCGTGATGCTGCTGAGCGGTTGAATGTCGAAAAGAATGAGGAAATTAAGCAAGGCGTTGAATCAAAAAAACGACAATTAATGGTTGAGGCTTGTACGAAAATAGCTCCTCTGCAAGATGCTGTTGACCTAGATATTGCTACAGAAGCGGAAAAAGATGCTTTATTAGCATGGAAGAAATACAGAGTCATGCTGAACAGGATAGATACTTCACAGGCTTACAATATCGAATGGCCGGAACAGCCAAAATAACGAAAATGGCCTGAATAAACAGGCCATTTATACGGTGATTTATTGATGCTGGAATTAAAATAGTGACAAATGCTATCTTGAAGATTAAGCATTAAAAATTGTAGTAAAAAATGAAAGTGAGGAAATAATTTAAGTATTGAATATAATCGAATTGAATATATTTCTGACTGAAATTTGTTAGGTCGATTTTTCTACTAATTATACAAAAATAATTATTCTTCTGAGTTAGAAGGACATTTTATTATTATTTTTATGAATTAGACTATGGCTGTCTTAAATTATGAGAGATTACCTTTAAACAATAATTCAATATATTGAATATCAATAATACCATTTAAACTAAGGGGTGTGTATGAGTACTAAGAATGATTTTAAGTCTTTTTCTATTAGTAATAATGCTAATATCGTAAGTCAAGATAAATATGAGAAAGATCAGAGTTTGCAGACTGGATTTTCATCAGATAATATTCCTGTTAATCTGTTAAACAAAGTATTACGTCAATCATCAACAATATCATCTGTAATAGCTAATTTTATCGCGACACAATCTGGAGATAATGTTCTGGATGATGGCGATATAGCGAAACTTACCGAGCAATTAAATAAAGCTTTAAAACAAAAAATCGCAACAGAAGTTCCCAATGCTTCATTAACACAAAAAGGGGTTGTTCAACTTACCAATGTAGTTGGCGATAGTGATACATTGGTAGTGACGCAAAAGCTGGTTAAGGAAATAGTAAATTCATTGCTTGAAAATATTAATGCCAAAGTACCTAATATACGAAAAATTAATGGGAAAGCTTTGTCTGAAGATATTACCATTACTTCCCAGGATATTTTGGGTGGGCAGGCAATTAGTTTAGGTGATAAGGCGGATTTGAGTAGCTATAAAACACCAGGAATTTATCATCAGGAGTATGATGCTCATGCCAAAAGTGGCCTTAATTACCCTGAACCGCTCGCTGGTTCTCTTGTTGTATTAAAAGCGGCTGGGGTTGTGCAACGTTATTTTGTTTATAACAGCAGTCGGGTATATACACGCAGCCAGTTTCATGATAACCCATGGACCCCTTGGACTAGAGAATATAACACTCTGAATAAACCTTCGGCAGAGGATATTGGCTCATATACAAAAATAGACTCTGATTCTCGATATATTGCAGGAGTTCGCAAGGTAAATGGGAAATCTTTATCTACGGATGTCACGATTACTTCTCAGGATATTTTTAGTGGGCAGGCGATTGGTTTAGGTGATAATGTAAATTTGGATTACTACAAAACACCAGGGATTTATTACCAGGAGTATAATGCCCATGCTAAAAATGGCGTCAATTATCCTGAACCGCTTGCCGGTTCGCTTATTGTGTTGAAAGCGGCTGGGGTTATTCAACGTTATTTTGTTTATAATAGCAGTCGGATATATACACGTAGCCAATTCCATGATAATCCATGGACACCCTGGGCTCAAGAATATAATTCGTTGAATAAACCTTCTGATAAGGTTGTTGGAAAGGATACGGAAGGAGAGTCTGATAATACTTATATTCCGACTAAAGAAGCATTAATCCAGCAAGCAGAACATGAGAAATTCCAGTCACTGGCTAAAGTTAATAATATTGTTGGGCCACTACAAGATGCTGTTGATTTAGGCATTGCTACCGAAGAAGAAAAAACAGATCTGTTGGCATGGAAGCAATATAGGGTGATGTTGAGCCGAGTTGATACTTCATTGGTCCCTGATGTTGAGTGGCCAGAGCAGCCGAAATAATAAAAAAGTGGTCTGAATAAACAGATCATTCATACAATGGTTTTGTTGATATTAAAGTTAGGATACTGAAAGAGATTCAGTCTATAACCTGAAATAGAAAAATTGTAAGAAATGAAAGAGGGGAGAGCATAATAACTTTTTAATTTTCTATTTTAACCAATTATACGAAAATGGTTAATATTCTAAGTTATAGGAATATTTAATTATACTTTTTGAATTAGACGTCTATTACAGACGTCTAATTGAAATGAATTTGGATAAGTCATTCATACAATGATTTAATATATTATTTATGAAATAACATTATGTAATTTAAGGATGGTATATGAGTGGTAAGAATGATTTTAAAGCTTTTTCTATTGGCAATAATGCCAATGTAGTGAGTCAAGAGAGATATGAAGCCAGTCCAGATTTACAGGCTGGGTTTCCTCCCAATGACGTTCCCATTCATTTGCTAAATAAGGTACTGCGTCAATCGTCAACCATATCAGCTGTTGTGGCTAATTTTATTGCGACACAATCTGGTGATGATATTGTGGATGATGGTGATATCGCTGAGCTTACCGAACAATTAAATAAGGCGTTAGAGCAAAAAGTTAAAACAAACATTCCCAATGCTTCGTTAATACAAAAAGGTGTTGTTCAACTAACAAATCAGGTTGGTAATAGTGATACATTAGCGGTTACGCAAAAGTTGGCCCAAGAAATAATAAATTCATTACGTGAAAATATTAATAGTAAAGTTTCTAATAGCCGGAAAGTGAATGGAAAAACACTATCTGCGGATATTGACATTACCTCTCAAGATATCTTTGGTGGGTTGGCGATTAATTTAGGTGATAGGGCGAATTTGGATAGTCATAAAACACCGGGTATTTATTATCAAGAATACAATGCTTATGCTCAAAACGGCCTTAATTACCCTGAACCGTTGGCGGGATCGCTTATTGTTCTCAGAGCGGCTGGAATCATTCAACGTTATTTTGTCTATAACAGCAGTCGGATATATACACGTAGCCAATATGCCAATGGGGCATGGACACCCTGGGCTAGAGAGTATAATACCCTGAATAAACCGACTGCTGCGGATATTGATGTGTATACAAAAGCTGAAGTAGATAGCCGGGTTAATACTAAAGTTAATATGAATACAGCGGGTAAGGATATTAATGGTTGGTGGAAGTGCGGGGATACAGGGGTGATTTATCAGTGGGGGACTGTGAACTGGACAGGATATGATACGCCCGTTAATTTCCCTATTCGGTTTCCCAATATTTGTGTAAATGTTTTGTTAACATTGAGTCATAAAACTGACCTAAAATCATCATATAATGTTGTTGCGAACAAACTGTCTGTGACAGGATTTAATTATTGGGCATACCCGACAGAAATCTCTGCCTTTTGGTTTGCAATAGGATATTGATATATCTTTGCAGTGAAAGAGTTAATGATTTCTATCTTTAAATTGATTTCAGAAACTTGGAAATTTTAAATTAAAGTTTGAGTTCTTTATTCAACGGGACTCAGACCTTTGAATTTGTTTTTAGTCCGATGGTGATTGTTATAGCCAATATATTTAAATCTCTCTAAGTGAAATGTCGTTGATTTTAACAATTATATGAAAAATAGTTAATGTTCTAATTTATAAAAATATTTCATTGTCATTTTTATGAACCAGATTATGACTGGTGTGAATTATCAAGGTCTATTTTCACAATAGTTCAATATGTTTTTTGTAAATAAATAATATTATTTAACCTGAGGATTGTATATGAGTGTAAAGAATGATTTTAAAGCTTTTTCTATTAAGAATGGTGCTAATGTAGTGGATCAAAATTTATATGAAAGTAGTCCAGAGTTGCAGACTGGATTAGCACCAAATAGTTCTATTCATGTTCATTTATTAAATAAGACATTGCGTCAATCGTCAACCATATCATCGGTTTTAGCTGATTTTATTGCGGAACAATCTGGTGAGGATGTTTTAGATGATGGTAATGTAGCGAAACTCACTGCACAATTAAAAAAGGCGTTAGAAAAAGTTAGCGCTAAACGTCCAGGTGATATCTATTTATCGGCACATCCAGCATCAGATTTAGCTAAAGGAGAATATATTGCGAATGGTGCGGCTTATGCGATTGATTCAACTGTTGGTCGGGCATTGAATAATTTATCCGATGCATATAAGGCAGCATGGGGAATCAAGTTGCATGATGGAAAAATTAACCTCCCTAATCTGTTTGTTGATGGACGAGGAGTATTTGTACGTGCTGGTTTGCAGCCTGGTGTGATACAGGGAGATGCGATTAGAAATATTATAGGTGATGTGGGATTGTGGAGTTGGGGGCTTTTTGCTCGTACTAGTGGAGCATTTCATGGTGTAAATGTGAACTCTGAAGGAAGTGTCGTGAAAAAGAACACACCTGATACAGCTTCAATATTCGCATATGCCACTTTTGATGCATCAAAAGTGGTACCAACGGCAGATGAAAATCGCCCATTAAATGTCAGTATGATACCTGTCATTTATTTAGGTGTATAAGATTGGCATCTATTTATTTGCTTGTCTGATGCTAATTCAGGTAGTAATCTCTTGGTGAATATCTTAATAATATAGCCAGAATTTAAATAAGTATTTTGGCTATATATGAATAATATGGAAAGTAAAAAAATAGCAGTTAATAGACTTGGGGAAACATAGAGTATTACTGAGTTTTTCGATTACAATATGTTAGGTGGTTTATTATTGATAATTATATAAAAATAGTTGCTCATTTTAGTTGTAAAAATATTTCATTATCATTTTTCTGAACTGGACTATAACTGGTGTGAATTATCAAGGTCTATTTCTACAATAGTTCAATACATTTTTTTGTAAATAAACAATATTATTTAACTTGAGGATTGTATATGAGTGTAAAGAATGATTTTAAAACTTTTTCTATTAGTAATAATTCAAATGCATTGAGTCAATATGACTATGAAAGTAGATCAGAGTTGCAGGATGGATTTGATCCATTAAAACAATTTGATCTTCACGTGTTAAATAAGGTATTACGTCAATCGTCAACTATATCATCCGTTGTAGCCAATTTTATTGCGACAGAATCGGGCAGTGATGTTTTGGATGATGGTGATGTAACCAAAATTACCGCACAATTAAAAAACGTGTTAGATCAGAAAATTGCAAAGTGTTGTAATCTTAATGTGAATACTGCTAACAAGGTTGCAAATGGTTGGTGGAAGTGTGGTGATACTGAGATAATTATTCAGTGGGGACAGGCAAACGGCTCTCTAAATATAAATGATTATAGAAATTTCACAATCCCATTTCCTAATGCTTGTTTTCAGATTGTGGCAACATATGCTGATTTTTATAATTTTGGCTCTGGGGTTGCTGCCGTACCTATTTCTGCCAGTCAATTTATTGTAACGTGCAGAAATTCTGCAAACGCGTTAACAAATAGTTATGTGAGATATTTTGCGATAGGATATTAATGACTATAGCATGAAAATAAATGCATTCTACTCTATAAAATTGGAATGAAATAATATTGATTCTGGTTCGTTGTCTAATGATATTGTTGAAATGAGTGAATGGTGTTTAGCATAAATATGCTATTTATAATGCGCCATAAGGAAATATTACCAGTAGATAGCACTATTATAAGATGTAGTTGGATGAAATTAATATTTCATGGGTTCTTGGCATTGAACAGAAATAAATAATGTAAATGGCCTGAATAAACGGCCATTTATATATTGATAGATCCAGAATGTAATATTAAATAGAAAAATTTTGGTAAGAAATTAAATAAGGGAGATAATGGGAATTTTTTAATATTGAGTTTCCTATTTAAATCAATTATGCAAAATGGTTAATGCTCTAATTTATAAGAATGTTTTATTGTTATTTTTTTAAACTAGACTATGACCAGTATGAATTATACTGAGTTGTTTGCATAATAATTCAATGTGTTTTTTGTAAACAAGTAATATTATTTAAATTGAGGGTTATATATGAGTGTAAAGAATGATTTTAAAGCTTTTTCTATTAGTAATAATTCAAATGCCTTGAATCAATATCGCTATGAAAATAGTTCAGAGCTACAGGATGGATTTGATCCAACAAAACAATTTGATCTTCACGTGTTAAATAAGGCATTGCGTCAATCGTCAACTATATCATCTGTTGTGGCTGATTTTATTGCGACAGGATCGGGCAGTGATGTTTTGGATGATGGTAATATAGCGAATCTCACTGCACAATTAAATAAAGCATTAGAACAAAAAATCAAAGTAGAATCTGATAATCGATTTATTCGGTTAAATACGAATACAAAAACATCTGGTTGCATTTTATCTAAGACAGCAAATTTAGGTGACGATCCATCCCTGCGAGATTTGTCATTGTCAGGTTTCTTGCGTCCAAATAGTTGGGCGGACTTAGGTGGTTTGGCAATTCATGTCGCTCACCCTAGTGCAGGGATTCGACACTCAAGAGGAATTTCTTTTGAATACGGTAGTACATCTGGAGGCCAAGAAGGGTTTGGAATACATACATACGCATTTGACAAAGATGGTAAATTTAAAGGTAAAAAAAGAATTTTAGTTGAAGATGTAAACAGTGCATTCGATGCTAATGGATTTCTCAAGAGAATCTCACCGATAGTCAAAATCTACTCTGACGGTGAGTTTTCAACTAATGAAGAATCTGAAGGTGCAGAAGTCACTAAAGAGGGAACTGGTGTATACCGCATTTCAAATATTTCAGGCTGTAACGCTGATGGTGCATGGGGAGAGCATGGTGGTATTTCAGCACCAAAAGATAAGAATGGGTTAGAGTTGATTTTTATCGATGACCGTATTCAACCTGATGGTTCTATTATCATCGAGACCTTTCACAGACAACATTCTCATTTACCGACACGTTTTCAGAACTGGCGACTTAAATTTATCGATGATAATGATGAACGTGTTTTCTACAAAGACGGAGAGCCTTGTGATATTCCAGAGAATTGCCGCTTAGATGTTCGTGTCCAAATGCCGGAAGATTCATCCTGGGATTTAAAATAGAAGAAGTTGCAGGAAAATATAGAGGGAATAGGAGAAAAATAGTTTCTAGTATATACCCAATAGATTTCAAGTTGCAGCGCGGCGGCAAATGAACGCATCCCCAGGAGCATAGATAACGATGTGACTGGGGTAAGTGAAAGCAGCCAACAAAGCAGCAACTTGAAAGATGAAGGATATATATGGGTTATTTACATAATAGCTTAATGTGTTTTTTGTAAATGAATAATGTTATTTAATTTAGGGGTTTTATATGAGTGCAAAGAATGATTTTAAAGCTTTCTCTATTAAGATTGGTGCTAATGTAGTGAGTCAAAGTTTATATGAAAGTAGTTCGGAGTTGCAGACTGGATTAAAACCAGGCAGTGATATTGATATTCATTTGTTAAATAAGACATTACGTCAATCGTCAACCATATCATCAGTTATAGCTGATTTTATTGCGACAGAATCTGACAGTGATGTTTTGGATGATGGAAATATAGCTAAACTCACGGTTCAATTAAATAAAGCGTTAGAACAAAAAATTGCAACAGACATTCCCAGTGCTTCATTAACACAAAAAGGTGCAGTCCAGCTTACAAATGTGATTGGTAATAGTGACACATTAGCGGTGACACAAAAGCTTGTTCAGGAAATAGTAAATTCATTACGTGAATATACAGATAATCGGATTAAAACAGCCAATGAAGTTCCTGTTGGTTCTCCTATTCCATGGCCATTACCCCATCCACCTATTGGTTATTTCACTTGTAATGGTTCAGCGTTTAATAAATCACAGTATCCGAAGTTGGCGGAAGCTTATCCTGAAGGTAGGTTACCTGATTTAAGGGGAGAATTTATTCGTGGTTGGGATGATAGCCGCGGTGTTGATACGAATCGCTCTATATTATCTACACAAATAGACACGATGCAAAATATTACAGGTAATATAAATATATCAACTGAGAATACGTTTAGCGCATATGCAAATGGCGCATTTACTAATACTCCTATCCCAGGTACTGTTGTAACATCTGGGTATGTGACCAGAAACCTAATGTATGTTGCATTTAATTCATCTCGGGTTGTACGTACTGCACATGAAACTCGCCCCCGCAATATCGCATTTAATTATATAGTAAGAGCAGCATAATGACAGAATAGCAATATTCTTTAAACCAAAAGCTGGGCTAACTAACTTATGAAAAACCAACCATAATAGGTCGGTTTTTCTAACTGAATTATTGGTTTTGAAACATGAATAACTTGAGTAGGAGAATAATTATTCCGATTTATTAGGTTAAACACGAGTACAAAAACATCTGTCTGTATCTTATCTAAGACCGTAAATTTATATATACCCGTCATCTTTCAAGTTGCCTCTTTGTTGGCTGCACTCACTCACCCCGGTCACAGAGTTAGCTATGCTCCCGGGGATTCGCTCCCTGGCCGTCGCGATGCATCTTGAAATCCATAGGGTATAATGACCTATCAACGCGAGATTTATTATTATAGGATTTATTGCATCCAAACATAATTTCTATATGTTGCATATATTTTCAATTTTAAAATATTGAACTAATTATTACTGTTAATTGTATAAAACAGTTAATTTTATAAGCAATAGGAATACTGCATTATTTTTTTCCTAAACTAGACTTTGATTAGTGTGAATGATAGGGAGGATTATTTTTACAATAATTTAATATGTTGATTATAAAATAACATTATAGCGTTTAAATACATTGTGAGGGTAAGCATAATGAGCATATCTATACTTGAAGAAATCCCGGTGGGAATACCACTTCCTTGGCCGACTGACATACCGCCATATGGGTGGGTGAAATGTAATGGGGCAATCTTTGATAAATATTTATATCCTAAATTAGCGGTAGCTTACCCTAGTGGTAATTTGCCCGATTTACGCGGTGAATTTATCCGTGGCTGGGATGATGGGCGAGGGGTGGATATTGGTCGATATGTACTATCCACTCAACTAGCGGATATCGCCCCACATAGCCACAGGATTGGCCGGATGTGGTCCAACTCAAATGCTGGAGCCGAGGGTTTGGGTACACCGAGCCGTATTCTCAATAGTGTCTACCAAGGCGTTAACTACGGAATTGATACTCGCGGATTAGGCATTGCTATCGGCATGGGATCTGGCGGTTTCGGTTATATGGACAATGCGGTTGCTGCTTCAACAGGAATAGAGACCCGACCGCGAAATGTGGCATTTAATTACATAGTGAGAGCAGCATAATGACTGAACAAAAATACTCTTTAGAACATGAAACTGCTGTATTGGGTAAAGATGGGTTAGCTATCCAGGCTGGTTGGATAAAGGTTTATCACACTAATCCGGTCACAAGAGAATTCACAAATACAAATATTGAGTACATCATGCTCGGCATGAGTTTGCCAGCGGGCGCTTATTCCGATGCGCCAGGGCTTCCAGATTCTGATGATATGACTGTGCGTCGCAGTGAGGACGGAAGTCATTGGGAAATTGTGCCAGATTATCGCGGGAAAATTGCTTACGATAAGCAAACTCGTGTACAGCAAGAAATCACAGAACTCGGTGAATTACCAGAAACACTGACATTCAAGAAACCTGCTACTGATTATGATCAGTGGGATGGTAAAGAATGGGTAGTTGATAAAGACCTGCTTAAATCCCATCAGATTGCAGAAGTTAAACAAAAGCAAGCAGAACTGTTTCGGCAAGCAAATGAAATACTGTCATTGCTACAAGACTCTGTTGACTTGGAAGTTGCCACAGAAGTAGAAGCAGCCGCTTTACTTGAATGGAAAAAATACCGGATATTACTAAGTAGGGTAGATATTTCACAAGCGCCTGATATTGAGTGGCCGGAGATGCCGAAGTAAGAACAGGAATAATTAAACAGTTTTATATTTTTAGGTAAGAAATAATAGTCTGTAAGTGGTTATAAATGCCAGATTTGAAGTTGGGTTTTTCCTCAGGCAAATTTCAGCTATAGAAAAACCAACTCTAATAGGTTGGTTTTTCTAGGGAAGTTTGGTCGACATAATAGGATATTAACCTATGTTCCGACACTCTATGACAATTGCGTTGGTAATCTGAAATGAATTTGTTAAACCGTTTCCTATTTCATGAAAAATCAAAGGATATAATATATACCCAATAGATTTCGAGTTGCAGCGCGGCGGCAAGTGAACGAATCCCCAGGAGCATAGATAACTCTGTGACTGGGGTGAGTGAAAGCCGCCAACAAAGCAGCAACTTGAAAGATGAAGGGTATATATGTAATCTAAAAATTAGTGTTTGGTGGGACAAACATGGTTCATATGTGAATTTCTCATAAATAGAGATAAGAAGAGATGGGAAGAATAAGAGAAAGATAGTTTTAATATGTTAAATGTATATTTATGAATATATTTTCTATTTCAAAATGTTGAATTATATATTGCTGGCAATTATACAAAAATAGTTAGCGTTATAAGCAATAAGAACACTGCATTATTATTTTTATGAACTATACTTTGATTGGCATGAGTTGCAGATGGGATTATTTTTATAATAATTCAAATAGATTGATTATGGAATAGTATTATTTAATTTAAGGATTTTATATGGGTATTAAGAATGATTTTAAGGCTTTCTCTATTAGTGATAATGCGAATGTATTGAGTCAGTATAGATATGAAGGAAGTCAGGGTTTGCAGACTGGATTTCCACCAAATGATGTTCCCACTCATTTGTTAAATAAGGTGCTGCGTCAATCGTCAACCATAGCGTCAGTGGTAGCTAATTTTATCGCGACACGAACTGGTGATGATGTTTTGGATGATGGTGATATAGCTAAGTTAACCACTCAATTAAGTAGGGCATTAATAACAGAATTTCCAGATGCCTCATTAACACAAAAAGGTGTTGTTCAGCTAACAGATGTGCTTGGTAATAGTGATACATTGGCTGTTACGCAAAGTCTTGTTCAAAAAACAGTCGATTCATTGCGTGAGGAAATTAATATACCTGTGGGTTCTCCTATTCCTTGGCCTACTGCCATACCGCCAGCCGGGTGGTTACAATGTAACGGAGCCGAGTTTGATAAAGCAGCTTACCCACAACTAGCGGCAGCATATCCCACAGGAAAATTACCTGATTTGCGTGGGGAGTTTATTCGAGGCTGGAGTGGGAAACGTGGTGTGGATAATGGTCGTGAGATTTTATCGTTGCAGGGGGACGCCATTAGAAATATCACGGCATTCGTAAAAGGACGCTCGGATAGAGCCAACGGGAGAATATTTTCAGGTAATAATGATAGGTCTGGAGCATTTTCAACATCAGGCGAATACGGAGATTACGTTGTAATGTCTAAAGGGCCAATGAGTAGTGCAGGTGCACGTGATCGACTTGCAGAATTATCGTTTGATGCGTCTCGCGTTGTGCCGACTGCAAATGAAAATCGCCCCCGTAACATCGCATTTAATTACATAGTAAGAGCAGCATAATGGCAGAATAGCAATATTCTTTAAACCCGAAGTAAAGAAAAAGTGGGTCTAATTGGCTTATAAAAAACCAACCATAATAGGTTGGTTTTTCTAACTGAATTATTGGCTTTGAAACATGAATAACTTGAGTAGGAAAATAATTAGTCCGATTTATTTTCTTTGTCTAATTTTTTTTCAGTTCATATTTTATTTTTCATAAATAGAGATAAGAAGAGATGGAAAAAATAAGAGGGAAATAGTTTTAATATGTTAAATATGTATTTGTGAATATATTTTCTATTTCAAAATATTGAATTATATATTGCTGGAAATTATACAAAAATAGTTAGCATTATAAGCAATAAGAACACTGCATTATTATTTTTATGAACTATACTTTGATTGGCATGAGTTGCAGATGGGATTATTTTTACAATAATTCAAATAGACTAATTATGAAATGGTATTATTTAATTTAAGGAAATTATATGAATCCCCAAAATGATTTTAAAGCTTTTTCTATTAGTGATAATGCGAATATAGTCAGTCAAGAAGAATATGAAGAAGATCAGAGTTTGCAAACTGGATTTACACCAGAGAGTATTTCTACTCATGTATTAAATAAGGTATTACGCCAATCGTCAACAATATCGTCGGTTGTAGCTGATTTTATCGCAACACGATCGGGTAATGATGTTCTTGATGATGGGAATATAGCTAAAATCACGGCTCAATTAAATAAAGCGTTAGAACAAAAAATTGCAACAGATATTCCCAGTGCTTCATTAACACAAAAAGGTGTTGTCCAGCTTACAGATGCGATCGGTAATAGTGATACATTGGCAGTGACACAAAAACTTGTTCAAGAAATAGTAAATTCATTACGTGAATATACCCTCGAAGAGATAGATAATCGGATTAAAACAGTCAGTGAGGTTCCTGTCGGTTCTCCTATTCCGTGGCCATTGCCCTATCCGCCTACAGATCATCTCGTTTGTAACGGGGCATTTTTCAATAAATTACAGTACCCAAAGTTAGCAGAAGCTTATCCTGACGGTAAATTGCCTGATCTAAGGGGCGAATTTATCCGAGGTTGGGACAGTGGTCGAAATGTTGATCCATTTCGTCCAATATTGTCGTGGCAGGAAGGGGCTTATTTAGTACAGAATGTTGATCGGGCGAATAATTTTATTATTGCTTTTTCACGCAATGAGCTTTCAAAATTGCAGTGGGATATTCCCCAAAATAAAAATATTTCGGTAAAAGCGGTACATTATGGAACTCAGACAGACTGGTCAGCGGGTTACAGTTTTATCGGCGTATCAAGACCACGAAACATCGCATTTAATTACATAGTAAGGGCTGCATAATGGCTAAAAATACTCTTTAGAATATGACCCGGTTGTGTTGGGATGGAAGAAATATCGGGTATTACTCACTGGTGTAGATACTTCACAGGTTCCCGATATTGAATAGGTAAGGGTACTTGGATAATAAAACCAGCTTCATTCTAGTTAATTAGATATACCCTATGGATTTCAAGATGCATCGCGACGGCCAGAGAGCGAATCCCCGGGAGCATAGCTAACTATGTGACCGGGGTGAGTGAGTGCAGCCAACAAAGAGGCAACTTGAAAGATGACGGGTATAATTTTATATTTTTAGATGAGGGGAGATGATTTATTAATGGCAGTAAATGCCAGGTTTTAAATCGGATTTTTAACAGATCTAAACACCAGACATAAAAAACCAACTCTACATAGTTGGTTTTTTCCATAGAAATTTTGTCGGCATAAAAGGATTTTAATTTTCGACCTCAGATATGTCATGACTGTAAATATAAATAGTACAAAATCTGCATTAAACATCCAAACCGTAAAGCTGTGTGATATCACTGAATGTTGCCGCTTAGATGTTAGGGCTAAGATGCTAAATATAAAATTGGAGTTATATTTTTGACTCTAAAATATTAAGCTATTTATTGCTGCTAATTATACAAAAACAATTAACCTTATAAGCAATAAGAACATCGCATTATTATTTTTCTGAACTAGACTTTGATTGGTGTGAATTAGAAATTATTTTTACAATAATTCAATATATTGATTATAATATCATTTAATTTAAGGAAGATATATGAGTACAAAGAATGATTTTAAGGCTTTTTCTATTGGTAATAATGCTAATGTGGTGAGTCAGGGAAGATATGAAGAAGAACAAAGTTTAAAAACAGGATTTCCTCCAGATAATGTTACCACTCATGTGTTAAATAAGGTACTACGTCAATCATCAACCATATCATCTGTCTTGGCTGATTTTATTGCGACACAATCTGGCGAGGATGTTCTCGATGATGGGGATATAGCTAAACTCACCGCACAATTAAATAGAGCTTTAGAACAAAAAACTACAACAAAAGTTCCCGATGCCTCGTTAACCCAAAAAGGCGTTGTTCAGCTTACAAATGTGATTGGTAATAGCGACACATTGGCGGTTACACAAAAGCTGGTTCAGGAAATAATAAATTCATTGCGTGAAGATCTTAATAATAGAGTACCTAATACCCGGAAGGTGAATGGGAAAGAATTAAGTACAGATATTAATCTGAGTGCAGTGGATGTAGGGGCATTGCCTTCTGATGGCGCTGTTATAGCAGCTAACAAATTGGCTACAGCCAGAACGATTGCCGGAGTTGCCTTTGATGGTACGGCAAATATTAATATCCCAGCTGGTAATGTAGGTGCATATACCAAGGCAGAAGTTAATGATTTGATTAATACAGTCAATAATATTCCTGTAGGTGTTCCTATTCCCTGGCCAACTGCCATACCGCCAACTGGATGGCTGCAATGTAACGGTGCGGCCTTTGATAAGTCGAAATTTCCGCAATTAGTGGCAGCATATTCATCAGGCGTATTACCCGATTTGCGCGGTGAGTTTATCCGTGGTTGGGATAGTAGTCGTGGAGTTGATACGAATCGCTCTATATTATCGACACAAATAGACACGATGCAAAATATTACAGGTAAGGTAGATTCACATAATAAGTGCAACATCGTTAATCTGGAAGTAAACATGTTCGTATACCCTTAAATAATTCATTCGGGGTTTTCCCACCCCGTGTTTTTCGGGGACGATGATTTAATCGGTTTACCACAAAGTTTATTTCCTGATCAGAGACTTTATTAAAATCAGTTCCCTTTGGAAAGTATTGTCTGATTAACCCATTGATATTCTCATTGATCCCTCTCTCCCAAGGCGAGTAAGGATGGGCAAAATAAATTTCAGTTTCTAATTTTTTACTTATGGTTTCATGATCTGCGAACTCCAAACCGTTATCGAAGGTGATGGTTTTAACTCTTTGTTTTAACGGATATAATACTTTCACCGCCGCTTTCGTCACTTCTGATGCCCGCTTGCTATCCAGTTTAACAATAATTGTATACAGCGTTTTACGGTCAACCAGGGTTAATAAGACACTTTTTTCTCTTTCCCCATTATCGTATCACCTTCCCAGTCACCAATACGTTCTTTTTTATCAACAAATTCCGGGCGATCATCAATGCTGACCCGATTTTTAATTTTGCCTCTTTTTTCATAGCGACCATAGCGTTTACGATAGGGTTTTTGGGCAATTCGCAGATGTTGCCATAAATCACCCCCTTCTATTTTATCTTGATAAATCAGCCTGTAAATCGTCTCATGATGCAAAAATATCCCTTTATGTTGCTTCAAATAATCAGCCACCTGTTCAGGACTTAAATCTTTCCAAATTAACCGTTTTATCCATTTTTTTACTTCCGGCGTTATTTTTACGGCTTTTTTAGCAAAATGACGACGAGACAATCCCTTCAAATGAGCTTGTTCTGGGCAGTATGTCAGGGCTTCCTGATTTCTCTTCAATTCTCTGCTGATGGTCGACGGACTTCGCTCAAGTGACTCAGCAATGAAACGCTGTGAAAAACCCGCTTTTTTTAAACTGGAAATCGGGTATCTTTCTGTTTCGGTCAGTTGTGTATAGGTCATAGTGCATTTTCCTTTGGCGAGAAAGATGCTTACTATAGCAACTGACCGCCTTTCTGAAAAATTGCACTTATCAGTCGAATCCGCCTTTTGAATTTTAGTTATATAGCTATTGGATATTGATTTGATGTTATAGCCCTATTAATGTAGGCCTATAAAGTTATTACATATTGAATGGTAGTTTCCTTTCTTTTTGTTTTTTTAATACAAGATTAATAAGTTGTTTTTTTACTCTAGACATTTCTCTAATCAGTTTATTGCTACTATTTTTTGTAATTATTTTTTCTTTATGAATACGTTCATTTTCTAGTGAACTTGGAAATTTATCATGGCATTTATTTATGGTGTAGTCTTGCATGCATAAAGCAGGAATGAATTGGCAAATAAAGTAATTTTTATCATAGATGAAATTGTTAAAGATTTCATAATCAATAGGATCTTTAAATGGTGATGATGTTATTTTTTCAAACAGATATTTTGCACCTTTATTAGTGATTATATATCCTCCTGCACCGAGGTGTTCCCCTCTTAACTTGAATATTCCTTCATGCTTATTAAATGTTTTAACTGGTGATATTGCTGTTTTTACTTTTTCATCAGCACGCTCAATTTTAATAACGTGCCAGTCAGGATTAATCCAGTCATAATTTTTTAAGTAATTTTCAGCTTCTTTTGAAAGATATATATCATCTTCAAAAATAGTTGCCATTGGTAAGTTTTCATCAATTACTTTTTTCCACAACATTACATGGCTTAATATACATCCTTTTTCACCTAATGAAAGATTAGGGTTATCAAAAGAAACCCCCAAATCATTGGCAATATGTATTTTTGTTTTATCAATAGCATCGAAAAATTCAAAAGGTATTGATTTTTTTGAAAACTGTTCTACGATGTGATTTCTACGTTTTTCGTTGTTTTGGGATAAACTTATAACAAAATTATTCATGATATTTTTCCATTTATATTATTAATATATTTATTTTATTTTAATATAGTAGTGATAGCAATGGATGTAATGATACAATAATGTTATATGCACGTATTCCTACGATTGTAATGTTCACTGAACTGCTTTAGTAACTCTTTAGCTGCATCCTCAGTCATATACGTCCTCATTGGTTCCCGTCTAACATCCTTCATTTCAAACGCATTCTCATCAAACTTTGGATCTGAAAAGATAATATCCATAAACAGATAGCCATAAGGGTTATCTGCAGATAAACGAGCCTCTTCTGACTGAGCAATATATTCAGCATTATTTATTTCGAGTTTAATCAT